ATAGAGATTGTCAAGACTTTAAAATAGGAGAAATAAAAAATCCAAGAAATGCAGATCAAATGATTCTTGGAAAAATATGGCAAGATTTATATAACGTTCAACTTCCTCCCGTTGAAGATTATTGTTCTAGATATAATATTAAAATGGAATATTGGGAAGTGATGAATTTTATTAAATATGGAGCAAAACAACATTTTCAAGAACACGGAGATGACGGATTTTCGTACAGAGCAACAGTATCTTTAGTTGGATACCCAAATAGTGATTATGTTGGTGGAGGTTTGTATTTTCCAAAACTTGATTTAAAATTACAACCAGAAGAAGGAGATCTTTATATTTTTCCATCAACATTTTTGTTTTCACACGTTGCCCTACCAGTAGAATCTGGAATTAAATATTCCATAGTAACTATGCTTGATTATAATGATCATTCTCACAATCAAGATTTTATGGAAATGAGAGAAAAAAGAATTAATCGTGTACAAAATAAAAGCTTATAAAATTAGAGAAGGTTTTGCAAATATTAATCAGCCAAATATTAAAAGAAGTTGGATGGATAACACTTGGGAAGCGCATGCCTATCATTGTTTTCCAGTAAGTTTAGGAAATCAATTAGGCTGGACTCTTTCATTTCCAGAAGATATTGTATTTATTTGGGATGGAATTAATGATTCAAGTCCAGATCATGTAAAAATATTAAAAGGAGAAAAATATGCGTATGCTGGAAGAGCCAATGCCACTATAAGCTTTCATACTGGAATTGCTTTTAGGACGGAGGAAGATTTAAGTTTGGCACATTTGCCAGTTCCAAATAATTTTATTGATGGAGCTCAAGCATTTACTACACTTATGAGCACTTCTTTTTATGATGGAGAATTTCCTTGCGCTTGGATGATTACTAGGCCAAATATTGAAATAACAATAAAAGCAAATACTCCAATAGTTTCAATTGTTCCTATTAATTTAAAAGAATTAAATAATTCGGAAATACAATTTGAATCAATTTCTTTAATGAAAACAAATTCTATTGATATGAATGAATATTCAAATGAAATTTATAAATTAAATAGAGAAGGTGTCTGGGCAGATTTTTATAGAAAATCTGTAGATCATAAAGGTAATAAAATTGGTGAACATCAAGTTAAATCAATAAAATTGCATATTAAGTAATTTATTGTATTTATGATATAATAAAAATATAAAGAACGGATTTTAAGTGGAAGTAAATTCTTCAAATAGAAACAATGCTCCAAAGTCCATAACTCCTTCTGGATTTTTTGGTAGTTCTTCAGATAATATAGTTGAATTAGAAAACTTTTTAACACAAGATGAGCAAAAAAGATTAATGAATTTTGCTTTAAATAATAAAGTTTGGGATGTAACAGAAACACATGTTGATCAAGATGGTTTAGTTTTATATGATCATAATATTTGGAAGGATAGAGTCTGCACATACAATTCATTAATGGAGTCAGACTCATCAATTCTTGAATTAATTAATGATATGATTAAAAGATTAAAAGTTGAAGTTGATAAATTTTTTAATGTAGACGCAAAAGAAACTGGACCAGCTATTGTAAAATGGCCAGTAGGATCAAGACAAGAACCGCATGCAGACAAAGAATTTTGGGTTGGAGAAGAAACTGGAAGACCAAATGATTTTCCTTGGTATGATATAGCTTCTTTATTTTATCTAAATGATGATTATGAAGGCGGAGAATTATATTTTCCTCAACACGGAATAGAGTTTAAACCCAAATCAAGAGCAGCTTATTTTTTTCCAGGAGATAGATATTATGCTCATGGAGTAAGGCCAGTAAAATCTGGATATAGATTTACTTCTCCGTTTTTTTGGACTATTTTAAAACATACTGGAGAAAAACAACCACCTAAAGATTATAAAAGTGGTTTTGATTCTGATGAGTATAAAAAATTATTTATTGATAAGGAAAATAATGGATAAAATTGAAATTTCTGATGATATACACATATATAAAAATTTTATATCTAAAGAAGAATCCAAAAAAACATTAAATGCTTTATTAGATTATGCAGAAAGTGATTCTGAATTTTGGAAAGCTATTTCTTTTTATGAATCTTATTCATCTGGCTATCCAAACGATGGAAGTGAAATTTTAAAAAAACATGGTTTATCATCAAATTGGTTTTCTGAAATAGAAGATAGGTTTAAAGAATGTGCCTCTCTTGTAGCTAAAACAGAAAAAAATAAAATGTCTAAAATTAGTTATCATATGCAAAGGTGGATGCCAGGAGCATTTGCAAATAAACATTCTGATAATACAACTAATGATGGTGTTTATGGAGCTTTTACAAGAAGTAGATACGCAGGATTTTTATATTTAAATGATAATTTTGAAGGAGGTATTTTAAAATTTTACGCAGATTATGGAAAAAATGAATTTGAAATAACTCCAGAACCAGGAATGTTTGTTATTTTTCATGGAGGACATAAAAATTTACATGAAGTTACAACAGTAAAACATGGAATTAGATACACTATAGGATCTTTTTGGGACGATAGAGAAGAAACAGACTACCCAGAAGAAGTGCGAAAAGAGTGGGCAAAAGAATTAGCTGAAGTTAGATCTTTACAAAAAGAAGAACAAAAAGAATGGAACGATTTAAAAGAAAAAAATATGAAAATAACATCTGATGGTAAATTGTATCCATCCTCAGAGGTTGATTGATGAAAACAAACAATATTAATAAAAAAAATCAGTATATAATGTTTGATCTTAATATTCTTAATGAAGATATTTGGTACTGGGAAAATGTAATAAGTTCTCCAAAAGAATTAGTTGATTTTTTAGAATATCTAGATTCAGAAGAAGAATCGTATATAAGAATTCCAAAATGGCAACCCTGGGAGTCCAGCGCAGAAGATAAACATAGATATGGGTCTGTAAAAAAAATTATATATGAAAATTTTAATAATTCAACTAAAAATAAAAAAATAGATCAACAAACATTATATATAATAAATAGTTTTATGATGGCTGTAGAGATGTGTTATGAAAAATATATTCAAGGTCATAATTTAAATTTAAATGATTATTTTTGTCAATCAAAAGCATTAGTTGTTAAAAAATGGCTTCCTGGAAAAGATATGGGTAAACATTTTGATGGACAAGGAGGAGACACTACTTTAGCATTTACATTAGTTTCATATTTAAATGATGATTATGAGGGTGGAGAAATAAGTTTTCCAAACCACGGAATAACACTTAAACCCAAACCAGGAAGTTTAATAATGTTTCCTTCTCAAATGCCATATATACATGAAGTTCTTCCAATAAAAAGTGGAATTAGGTATATGATGGTAGCATTAGTTATTAAAAAAAATGAATTAGGTCAAATAGAACATTCAAATTATGAATAGTGCAATTTTAAATTTTATAAAAGAAGTACAAAGAAAAGATTGTCTTGAATATAAAATTTTTGATGAAAAATATAAAGTAGATACAGCAGCTCCAACTAAAACTATTATAGAAAACGAGGTAGAGGTTGTATTACCTTATTATGAAGAAAATAGTTCTTATTTTGAAGGATCAACACACTATCAACCTACCGCAAATTATTGGATTGATTTAATTAATCAATATTTTAAAGATAAGATTTCTGGATACAAGTTTATAGATATAGGTTGTGGTAAAGGAAAACCAATTATTTATAATATTGTAAACAGTGTAGGGTATAAAGAATACATTGGAATAGAGATAGATCCAGTATTATCTGAAATTTTTAAAAAAAATTTAATTTCTGTAAATTCATCTAATGCAAAGTCTTTAAATATAGATGCATTTGATTATGATTATTCTGAAAACAAATGTATATATTTTTTTGCAAAACCCTTTGAAAAACCAATTTTTGATTTGTTTATAGAAAAAATTATTAATGATATAATAAAGGTTGATTGTTATTTAGTTTTTGTTTTTGAACAAGACTTAGCACCACTAGATCACAAAAATCTTGAATTAATTTATTCAAATGAACCAATAACAATATACAAGCCAAAGGAATATGTATGATTATACAAATCATCGGACTACCAGGATCTGGCAAAACATATTTAGCTAAAGAATTGGCATCAAGAATTAATGCTATTCATTTAAATGCTGATGAGATAAGAGCAGAATTAAATAGTGATTTAGGATTTAGCCCAGAAGATAGAATTGAACAATCCCGTAGAATGGGTGCGCTAGCAAGGTTGTTAACCAAACAGGGCTATCATGTTGTAGTAGATTTTATTTGTCCCACCGCACAGACCAGGCATGCCTTTGGAAAGCCAGATGTGTTAATTTGGATGCGTAGAGTAGAAGAAGGCAGATTTGAAGATACTAATAAATTGTGGGAAAATCCAATATATTTTGATCAAGATTTCGATGCCTCCTGGGAACTAGAAGATAAAATCAAATTTATAATTAAAAATTTTAA